GTCGTTGTTGTCCGCGTCCTGGTACTTGTACTGGACGGCCACCGTGTCTGGTATCTCGAGGTAGTCTGTGGAGCGCGACACGTCGCCGTAGGTGGCGCCGCGCGCGCCCTCGGTGTCGAGGACGTACTTGGAGACCTTGGACGCGGGCGCCACGTAGGGCCTGAGCGTCACCGTGCCGTAGCCGTCCACGTCCAGGCGGTCGTTCGCCGCGTCGGCGAGGTCGAACAGGTGCGTGATGATCGTGGAGCCCGTCTCGTAGATTTCGTTGTTCGCGGCCCGCGCGTCGCAGGCCCCCGCCGTGTCGCAGCGCCTTCCAGCGTTGGAGCAGAGCGTCTGGAACGTCGAGAGCGCCGAGGCCCCCTGCTTGCGCACGAAGGGGCCCGTGAGCTTCTCGGTCGAGAGCGTCTTGAGCACGCTGTGGAGCGTGAGCTTGGTCTTCCAGCGGCCGTATTCCCACTCGCCGTCGTCGTTGGTCGGGACGAAGGTGCCCAGCACGTTGCTGTAGCCCCATTCGGGCACCTCGTGGACGATGCGTATGAACGACCCGCGCGTCCAGCCGTCCCCCACGAAGGAGAGCGAAGCCGAGGCGCGCGTGTCGGTGTAGTAGCCGAAATCGATGGACGACGCGGACAGGTCGACCCCGTCCAGCTCGCCGTAGACCTCGTCGGGGTTGGTCGGAGAGACCATCAGGAACTTCAGCCTGTCCTCGCGACGCGGGTCGAGCCAGTCCATGTAGTCCGCGCTCATAGCGACTCCTCCACGAGGTCGACGTCCACCTTGAGGTAGCGCCCGTTGTCCTCGGTCTCGAGACCGGTGACGGCCGCGTCCACGTAGTCGCCCGCGGGAGAGCGGTAGAGCACGTGGCGGGCGTCGGCCATGGCGAGCACGTCGGACGCCGCGTAGTCGCTGCCGTAGGGCAGCGCCGCCGAGACCTTCCACGTCGTCTTGTTCGCCGACGAGAAGGAGACGAACTGGTTGTCGCGGCCGTTGAGCCCCACGGACTCGTAGTCGGGGTCGACCGAGCGGCTGGCCGTGATGGGCGTGCCCACGTCGACCGTCAGGCACAGGGCCTCGTCGCCCCACGTGAACACGTGGCACTTCGTCCGGTCGACGCGCGGGTCGTCGGGCGCGATCGTCTCGTAGTGGACGCCCCACGTGTCCTGGTCGGCCGACACGGAGTCGAACCAGACCGAGAATCCCTTGCCTATCGGGTACGCCACGTGGTAGACGACCTCGCCGTCGGTCTGGGTGCCCTCCAGCTCTTCGGTTCGGCCGTCCATCACGAGGTACCCCTTCGTGTCCCCGTAGTCGGGCACGACCGCCTTCAGGCGGTGGCCCGATTCGGCCGTAATTTCCGGCGCGAGCGGCTCGTTGCCCTCGTATGCGCACGCCACGGTCTGGGTGTCGGTGCCTCCGTACTGCTGATACATGTCGTTTCCGACCGCGAAGGTGAAGGTGACTTCCTCGCCGTCCCCGACCATGCGCGAGAGGTTCGCCATCGGCACGAGGACGGAGCTGTCGTTGTCGAGACCGTCGAAGGCGAGCGAACCCGAGAAGATCGTCTCCGAGCCGACCGCCACCTTCTGGATGACGATGCGGTTCGAGCCCGCCCAGTAGTCCGACACGTAGTCGACGCGCAGACCGCCCGAGGTCATGGAGCAGGCCCCGAGGGTCACGGTCGGCTTGTAGTAGAAATTGACGGTGCAGGTGGCCGCGGCGCCGACGACGTTGGCCGTGTCGCCGTATCCTACGCAGCGCACCTGGTACTGCGCCTGTATCTGCTTGGCTGGGTCGAGGGTCGGGTTGTAGGCGCGGAGCTGGCCCCACGCGCGCTGGCCCTCGATGCGGCAGAGTTCGGTCCGCCACGCGCTCCACTCCGTCCAGTCGCCCCACGTGGAGTTCGACGCGCGCAGCTCGCGGCTGCGCCACCGCGTCTCGTAGTGGTTCGTGCCCGACGAGCACCACGCGGTCGTGGCCGTCCACGTCGGGCAGTGGGTCGCGGGCGCGTTGCCGATGCACTCGGTGTAGCGCGAGGACGCCCCGATGGCGCCCGTCACGCCGAGGTCGGTCGGCACCGGCATGGACGGGTCGGTGGCCACGGACGGAAGGAGCAGCCATTCCTGGCGCGGCATGTATTCGGCCGCCATGGGCTTGTTGACCGTGACGGAGGTCGTGCCCGAGCCGAGAAGCGTCTGGTACGGGTTGAGGTAGTAGTTGTCCCCCGACCCGTCGGCGAGCGAGCCGATGGTGACGACCATGCGGTCGTAGCCGTCGAGCTTCTGGGTGCCCTGCGACTCGATGGCCCAGCGCTGGTCGGCGTATCCCGCGTCGGTCCACTGGAAGGCGCGGGAGCCGTCGGCGAGCTTGCCGCCCTCGACGGCGAGAGCCATGCGGGAGTTCACGTTCACGATCTTCCAGCGGCCCGTCTCGGTCTGGGTGAGAATCCACATCTGGGCGTTCGTCATGTTGTTCGGGTACACGCCCACGCCGCCCGAGAGGGCCTTGCTCGCGTTGGTCACGTCGAGCGCGTAGCGCGTGTCTATCATCGTGCGGAGCTGGTACACGCCGCCCGAGCGGAGCTGCGGTATCGGCTCGAAGAGCCACATCTGGTCGGTAGAGGTTCCCTCGTCCCCCGCCAGCACGAGGTTCGCGCCCGCCTGGGGCGTGCCGACGCCGTCAGTCTCGAACAGGTAGGACTCGTCGGCTTGCAGGTAGAGCTTGTACGCCTGGTACGTTGCGCCGTTCCACGAGCAGGTCGTGCCGTCCACGGCCTTGAGCACCCAGCGCTGCGCGCGGGTGTCGTTGTCCGTGTACTGCTGCACGTTGGTGCCCTGCGCGATCTTGCCGCCCGCGACGTCCATGCACTTGCCGCTGTAGGCGTTGACGAGCTGCACGGAATCGTCGTCGCGGTAGGTCAGCTGCCAGTTGATGTCGACCGCCAGCGAGTCCGCGGAGTGGGCGGCCAGGCAGATGTTCGAGCCGTTCGTGACCTGCGCCCTGTACGCCGTCACCGCCAGCGTCGGGGCCGCTATGGTGCGGATGTGGTAGGTGCCTTCTTCCAGTGGCCTAGCCAACGTTCATCGCCCCCTTGCGCTTCATGGTGAGCAGTAGGTCGAGCATCTGGTCGCGGATTTCCGCGTCGTCGTTGACGCGCGCGCCGTCCACGTAGAGGTTGTAGGTGGTCCCGCCGCCTCCGCCCACGGCCTTGGTGATGTAGCCCATGAGCTTGTCGATGGGCGCGACGACCTCGTCTCCCGCTTCGCCGACGCCGATGACGCTCGCGCTTGAGAAGATGCCGCCCTTGGCGTACCAGTTGACGCCGATGGTGGGCACCGCGCCCGTCTCGTAGTTGAAGGAGCCGCTGATGTAGAAGTGCGGCATGGCGCCGAGGGTCGGGCTCGGGATGTGGAGCCTGATGTTGTTGAAGCTGGACTTGATGGACGCGGCCGCCGCGGTCGCGGTGGCCATGAGCGTCGCGAACGTCGCCGCGAGCTGGGCCGCGGAAGAGGCCGCGGAGGACGCGCCCGTCTTGACGCTCGCCCCCATCGTCGTGGCCGCGGTGCCGACCTTCTGCATGGCCGACGAGCCCGTGTTCGCCCTGGACGAGAGCGTCGAGAGTCCGGAGTTCATGACCGTTATGGACGCCGCCGCGACGCCCGCGCTCGAAGCGACTGTCACGATGGACGTGGCGAGGGTCTTGGAGCTCGAAGCCGCGGGGCTGATGGCGGCCGCGAACACGCCGAACCCGATGGCCGCGGCCGACACCGCCACGCCCGCCGCCGCGACGGCTACGGCCAGCGCCGCGAGCGACACCGACGCGATCGTGCCCGACGCCGCGATGACGACGCACGCCGCGCCGATGGTGACGAGCGAAACCGCGAGGATGGGTGCAGACGCCGCGCAGAGCGCGAGTCCCGCGCCCATGAGTACGACGCCCGCCGCGCAGACGACCACCGTGGCCGCGAGGGCCACCATGGCGGCCGCGAGGGCCACCGTAGCCACCGCCAGGGCGGCGACGCCGACCGCGGCTACTCCAGCCCCCACTCCGAGGACGACGCAGCCCGCGCCGAGAAGCACGATCGCGCCGGCGGCGGACGCTCCGAACGTCGCTATGGTCGGGAGCTGGGTCGCGAGAAGCGTGATTCCCGTGCACGCGAGCAGCACGCCGACGCCCACCGCGACGGCCGCGATGCCGAACGCGACGAGGCCGACCGCCGATGCCGTGAGGACGGGACCGAGCACCGCGAGGCCCGCGGCGAAGAGCGCCACCACGCCGACGCACACGCCGAGCGCTATGAAGCCCGTCGTGCCAGCCGTGGCGAGCTGGGTCGAAGCCAGCACGAGAAGCGACACTCCCGCGCACGCGAGAGCGATTCCCGCGCCGAGAGCGATGACCGCCGCGGACATGGCGAGCATCTGCGGCACCGACGCGGTGACTACGGGGGTCGCCGCCGCCGTCGCTCCGGTGAAGAGGTTGAACGCGGCCGTGGCGGACTGGACGATCCCGCCGATTGCGAGCGCGGCCTTCACCGCGACGAAGAGCGGGATGATGATGCCCAGGTTGTCGACCACGAACTTGAGAGCGGACGAAAGCCCCGAGAACAGCGGGGTGAGCACCTGGACGGCCCCCACGATGCCGTTGATGGCGCCGCCGACCGTCTCGCCGAACCCCGTCGCGGAATCGCCTTCGCTCCACACGTCGCCGATGGCCGACGCCAGGTCGGAGAAGGTCGTCTTGAGCGTCTCCCAGTCGACCGTGGCGACGATGCCGTCCCACACGTCGCAGACGACGTCGCCCATGGCGGAGAACTGCGACGAGAAGTCGTTTATGACCCCCGAGATGTTGGACTGTCCTATGTGGTCGATGACGTTGCCTATCGCCTTGGAGATGCGGTTCTGGACGTTCTCCATGGCCGTGCCGATGCCGTCGGTGGCGTCCTTGGCCTGGTCGGCGAAGCTGGCGAAGCCGTCCACGCCCTCGTCGTTGAGTTGCAGGATGGCGTCGTTGAAGTCCTCGACGCTCACGGTGCCGTCGGAGAGCGCGTCGTAGAGGTCGGTGCTGTTGGCGGTGGCTCCGAGAAGGGCCTGCGCCACCTGGTTGAGCTGTCCTGGCATGACCTCCTGGAGCGTGCGCCAGTCGTTCAGCTCGAACTTGCCCTTGGAGAGCGCCTGCGTGTACTGCTGCATGGCGCGGGTCTGGTCGGCCGTCGACGCGCCGGACGCGAGAAGCATGTTGTTCATGGCGAGCGACAGGTCGGTGGCTTCGTCCAGGCTGTCGCAGAGCGGCGCCAGCTGCTGCGTCATGGACGTGATGGAGTCGAGCGAGGTCGGCATGCCGTTGATGCCGTCGGAGAGCTTGGCGATGCTCGCCTCCGCCTCGTCCGCGCTGTAGCCGAGGTTCTGCATGACCTTCGGGAAGTTGTTGAGCGTGTCGACGCGGCTGATGGCGCTCGACAGGTTGGACGAGATCGCGCTCGTGACGGACGAGAACACGCTCGACACGACGCCCATGATCGCGCCCGATTTGAGGGCCGAGCCGAACGAGGAGCTCCACGTCTGGCCCGACGAGCCGCCGTTCTTGGCGCACAGCGTGCTCAGCGTCGAGACGAAGCCCTCGGTGCTCGGCTTCACCGCGATGTAGGCTGTGCCTATGTTCTGGGAAGCCATGGGGCCTCCTCCTTATGAGATGAAGTCCTTGAGAATGTCGTCGACGCTCGCCCGGTGCTGTTCGGCCGACTCGACCATGCGGTCGTTCGCGGCCATCTCGCCCGGCGTCGGACGCGGTTTCGGCTTTTCGCCCTTGCCGCCGCCCATGCCCCAGAGAAGCCCGCGCAGTTCGTACTCGATGGCGTAGAGGAGCCAGTCCGTCTGCGACCATTCGGCGTCGGGGTTCTCCGCGACGTTCACGCGCGCGTTTTTAGGGAGCTGCGACAGCAGGACAGCCGCCCGCTCCGCGTCGGAGGGGCGGCCGTCCAGATCGAATGAATTGATGTCCAGACCGTAGGTCTGTTGGAAGTCCGCGGCCAGCTCGTCGCCGTGCAGGGCGACGCATCGGGCGAGCCTCGCTATTTTCCCGCGTTGACCTTCTCGATGAGCGCTGCGAGCAGCTGCGGCATCTCCTGCGCGGAGCCGTCCTCGCAGACGCCCGCCTCTTCGAGCGCGTCCGCCACCTCGTCGGACTTGCCGAACAGGAGCTGGTCGAAGGCTTCGTAGGAGTCGATGCCGGGCATCTGGATGCGGTGCTGGAAGCGGTAGGTGCGGATGAGCTGCGGGTCGTATTCGACCTCCACGCCCTTGTAGGCGAACTTCGCCACGTTCTTCTTCTTGGTCTGGGCCATCTGTCAATCCTTCCTTACTCGTCGGAGCCCGTGACGGCCGCGGCGATGTAGTCCTTGGCGGTGGAGCCCTGCGCGTCGGCGAGGTACTTCAGCGTGACCTCGCGGCCCGCGACCTCGGAGCGCGAGCCGACGAACTCGCCGATTTCGGAGAGCGTCGCGGACGGGATGACCTTGCGCCAGCGGCGTCCGTTCTTCAGCACGAGCTCGAACACGACCGCGATCTCCTCGGAGCTCTTGGACCAGTTGTGGTCGACGGTGATGGTGCCGTCCTCGCCCGTGGAGACGTTCTTGGAGCCGTACTGGACTCCCAGCGCCGTCTCGTTGAACTCGATGAGCTTGGCCACGACCGTCTCGGTGATGGCGCCCATGTCGGAGTCGGCGATGTCCTGGTTGGCGTCGAGGTAGTCGTTGGAGTCGGAGTCGACGGACTCGGTGAAGCCGTCCTCGGAGATGTAGCCGACGTTGGCGAAGGCGTCCCCGAGCTTGGACGTGATGTCGGTCGGGCACACGGTGCCCTTGGGGGCCACGAACATGTAGCCGCCCTGCACGAATTTGGTGGTCGACACGTTGGCGCTGTTGTTGGTTGCTGCTGCCATCATGCCATCCTTTCTATAGGTCGTTGATTAGAAGCTCCGCGGACAGGCGGTAGCGGCTGGAGCCGTCCGCCGCCCATTCGTCGCGGGATAGGGCGCTCATGCTCGCCTGCGAGAGCAGGTCGTGCGTCGCGGACTCCGCCTGGAGCGCCTCCATGCATCCGAGCGCGAGGGCCTGCGCCTCCACGTCGGACGAGCCCCAGCAGAGCAGGGACACGGAGGCGTCGACCACGAAGTCGCGTTCTGACTGGGTTTCGAGCCACACGGCCACGTAGGGCCCAGAGGGGCGCGTGGCGGGCATCTCGGACGACGCTTCGATTCCGAGCTGGTTCCTGAGCGCCTGTATCGCGATTCCTATCGCGTCTACCATCGGCTCACCTCCCGCACGCCTTCATGAGCGATTTCATTACAGATGGGTCCACGTAGGGCTCGTGGCGGCCCGACACCGTGCGCCAGCGGACGATGGGGGAATCGGAAGGGATCGCCGCCGCGATCTCCACGCAGCGGCGACGCGACGTCCCCTTGTACGAACCGGTGACGATCTTCGACGTGACGGTGGGCTTGAGACCCATGGAGGACACGTAGGACACGACGGAGGACGCGGCCTTTCCGACCACGCCGTCGCACCACGACGAGAGGATCGTGTCGAAGGCGGAGTGGTTCACGTCTATCCATGCGGCTTTAGACATCGGCCACCGCCTCCGCGCTGATGTTCCAGGCGGTCGGACAGAGCTCGGCGGGGTACGCGCGGGGCGCGCCCCTCACGAAGAAGTCCTGGCCGTCGATTTCGACCTTCGCGCCGCGGAGAATCCCCGCGTCGGTGCCTTTGGGGAACGTGAGCGTCACCACGACCTCGTCGGAGTTCGGCTCCGCGTCCCCGCCTATGTCCTCGGTGCCCGCGGGCGCGACGAGGACGTTCGAGACGGTGACTGGGTCGGCCCACGCCTTGGCGCGGTTCCCGTGGGCGTCGGCCGCGCCCCAGGCGGGGCTGTAGACCCGCACCGAGATCCCCCTAATCATCGGTGCCGCCCAGGGCGAAGTCGGGCATGATCGTCCGCACGCCGCCCGCGATGCGGAGCATCTTGCGCTCCTGCTTGGAGACGTACATCGTCTCCGTCGAGTTGGCGTAGGTGTAGGACTGGGAGAAGCCGCCCGCGGACAGCGACGACTGCGTGACTCCGCTGCCGACGCCGTCCATGGACATGACGCGGCCCACCATGTTGAGCACGACGACCCGCGCCGAGCGTTCCAGCTCGTCGGTCGACGCCTCGAACCCGAGGGACTCGATGGTGCTCGCCGCGTCCTCGATGAGCGATTCGACCCGCGCCTCCTCGTCGGAAGTCAGCACGACTCCGGCGCGGCGCGCGTAGTCTGCCGCCGTCGCGTATGGATACGACACGGGTCATCCACCCCTTTGCTACTTGGAAGCGGTCGCGATGGAGGCGATGACGATGTAGTCGAGCACCTCGGGGACGACCTTCAGGCCGCAGACCGCGTTGGTGCGGACGGACGCGCGGCTGTAGTCGGACTCGTGGTTGACGCCGATGAGGCCCGAGTCGGACACGGTGTAGGCCATGCCGCCCGCGGCGAGCGCGGAGTAGTCGGGGGCGTACATGTGGATGTTCTCGGCGGGGGTGACGATGACCTTGCCCTGCGGGACCTTGGCGCTGAAGAGGGCGGTGCCGTTCAGGCCGAGGAAGCCCTGGATGTAGGTCATGCCGAAGGCGGTCTGGTTGCCCGTGATCTCGTGGTCGGCGAGCCAGGTGCCGCGGTCGACGGGGTTGATGAAGTAGACGCGGTTGGCGCTCGCGTCGTCGTTGTTGTCGAGGGCCACGTCGAGGGCGGCGTCGGCGGTGGCGAGGGCGGCCTGGAGCGTGGAGCCCGTGGCGGTGCCCGTGCCGGTCTGGAGCAGCGTGAAGAAGTCGGTCATGATCTTCGCGCGGAGCTGCTGGACCATCTTGGCGTCGACGCGGTCGACGGCGTTCTCGACGCCGTGGGCGAGGATGGCCTGGGCGGTCGTCTCGGTGGAGTAGAAGTTGGCCACGAGGTCGCCGATGGAGGTCTTGGTCTGCTTGTACTTGGACAGCGGGACGATGTCGCCCTCGGCGCCCTGGCCGTCGCCGAGCTCGCCGGTGATCTTGTACTGGTAGAGGGCGGAGCCCGCGGCGAGGGTCTCCACGCCGAGGATGCCGATTACGTCGGTGAGGGCGCTCATGGAGTTGTCGAAGCGCTCGTTGAAGACGGCGTCCTGCGCGAAGGCGATGTCGGCGCTGGTGATGGTGTTGGTGAGTGCGGCCATGGTGATGGCTCCTTACTTCTTGGCTTGGATGATTGCTTCGATGCGTTTCTTCGGGTCCTTGATCTTCATGGCCTCCTCCATCGTCATCCGCGCGGGTTCGGGCGCGTTGGCGCCGACCTCGGGGATGCTGGGGGCCGTCGAGCGCGGCTTGGCGAGCGAGCCGACGAGCTGCGCCTGCTCCACGAGGGAGTCGTAGTCGGAGCCCGACAGCGCGGCGACGACCTTCGCGTCGACGCCCGTGTCCTCCGCGACCTTCTGCACAAGCTCGCGGCGCTCCTTGGCGCTCTTCAGTTCGCTGTTCTCGCGCTCCAGGGCTTCGAGACGCTCCTCCACGCTCCGCGAGCCCGCTTGCAGCTCGTCGAAGCGGTCGGCCTTCTCCTTGGATGCCTTGGCGCGCTTCTCCCATTCGCGCGAGTGCTTGACCGCCTCGCGGTACTTCGCCTCCCAGTCGACGGTTTCGGGCTGCTGGCCCTCGTTCGCTTCCTCGGCGGCGTTGTTCTCGACCACGGTTTCGTCCATGGACCCTCCTCGAGCCTTGCGGCTCTTCCGTGCCCTTTCCGGGCGATCTGTCAGTGCTATCGCGTGGGCCGTGCGGCCCGATTCGCCTTAGTCGGCGCCCAGCCAGCGGTTCCTGGCGGCGTCCTTCTCCGCTCCCGAGAGGTTCGCGTAGGCCGTCTTTTCGGCGTCCTTCTCCTCGCGGGTCATGTCGGTCTCGTCTATCTCGCGGTAGACGAGCCAGCGGTCGTATAGTTCGTCGGTGTCGTATCCGGGGAACGACAGCTCCGTGGATACGGACGGCACGAATATGCATTTGCAGCCGCGGTGGTTGCCCGCGGACGCGGTCTGCTCGGTCTTGAAGTCGGCCCCGCGGCTCGCGAGCATGGTGCACCACGTGCACGGCTCGAAGCTCGTCGGCACGCGCGCCCATCGGACGCCCTTGCCGTTGGTGAGTCGGTTCACGACCGAGCCCTTGAGGGTGTTGAGCTTGACGACGTTGCGCGAGACGGTGCGGTTCGCGGTCTTGCGGACGTGGTAGGTGGCGAGCTCCTGGAGGCCCTTGCTGAACCGTTCCAGCCCGCCCTCGTCGTCGTAGGCGAGGTGCGCCTGGTAGTCGACGCCCGCGGCCACGGCCTTCTGGTCGTAGCCCGCGAGGTAGTCGGCGGTGAGGTGCGACCCCTGCTGCTCCATGCACCAGTCGAAGAACCTGCGCGCCAGCTCGGAGGACGCGGTGGCGTACTTCGAGAGCGCGGAGTTCATGGCCGAGTACGTGAACTGGCGGAAGGTGTCGAGACCCTCGGGCGTGTCGGCGTAGTCCGGGTTGGCTTCGACGTAGGCCGAGACGGCGAGTGCCGCCTCCTCCCACGCCTGCGCTCCGAGCGCGTCGAGCGTCGCGGAGTAGCGTTCGCACGCCTCCATCGTTATGGCCATGGGCTATTCCTCCGGACCGGTGGCGAGCACCTCGTCCTCGCCAGTGGGCACCGTCTGCTCGGGGACGGCCGCCAGGAACGAGTCGAGGACGTTCGCGGCCTGCGCCTCCGAGAGCTCGCGGCGGATGCGGCGGCGCTCCTCGGAGTTGAAGCCGAGCATCTCGTCGAACGTCTCCGTCTGGGCGAAGCCGTCCTTGACGGACGCGATCTTGACGGCCGCGTCGGTCATCTGGGCGAGCGTCGGCTGCGCGGGGTTCGGGAAGCGGGCCTCGATGTTGTAGTCGAGGTCGCGCACGTCCGCGAACGCCATGCCCGTCTCGGTGGCCAGGCACGCGGTCGCCACGTCGACGAGGGCGTCGCCCGCCACGTCGTTCCAGTCGCGGCACTTGAGGATGAGCGGCTCGTTCTCCATGTAGATCGCGTCCGAGGACGCGGGCTGGTCGTGGACGAGGCCGAACTGCGAGATGTGCACGCCCGTCGCGGCGGCCATGCGGCCGCAGAGGTTCCTGAAGTGGTCGGTGAGGGGCTGCATCGAGGGCTGCGGAAGGCTGCCGTACTGGGGCACGGTGCCCTCGCTCGTCATGTCGACGTTGAAGATGGCTCCGATGTAGTGCGCGTACTTGCTCGCGTCCTGGAACGTGTCGGAGTCGGTGCCGAGAAGGTATCGCTGCGGGCTCGCGGCGAAGGCCGCGGCCACCGCCTCGTCGACGTTCAGGCGCACGGCTTCGTCGATGTAGCCCATGACCTCGCGGGTGATGCGGCTGCATCCGAACGGACGCTCGAGCGTCGGCTCGTAGGCCGAGACGAACATCGGGCACCAGCCGAGGCCGTGGGGCTCGTATTCGGCCCTCCACTCGCCCTCGGCGGGCGACTTGAGCTTGATGACGTACTCGTCGGTGAGCACGTCGACCCAGTCGGGCTCCGACGTGGGCCGCCCGAGCCTGTCGCGGCGCATGGACACGACGAACAGGCCCGCGGACAGCTTGCCTTCCGCCTCGTTCCACAGGCCCGTGGACGTGTGGGCGTCGCGGGCCGTGACCTTGGCGCGTCCGTGCCCGTCGTCGGTGACGATGTAGGTGTTGAAGCCGTAGGTGAGGGCCGAGGTCGCCGCCTTCTTGTACATCGTCCGCATCCGGTTCCTGCGGTACACGCCCGACAGCACCGCGTCGGCGGCGTCGTCGTCGGTCGTGAAGCCGTCGAAGCTCGAATGCTCGACCATGACGTCGACGACCTTCTTGCCCCAGCCGCACGCGCTGTTGAGGTTTCGGCTCACCTCGTCGGTGACGGTGATGCCGAGGGTCGCGGGCGCGTTGTGCATGAGGTAGTACGCCTGTCGGCGTCGGTTCGAGGATATGTGCTCCTGCCAGCTTTCGAGCAGGTTGCGCACGACGATGCGGTGCTCCGGGAGCAGTCCCGTCGCGGCCGCGCACTGGTACGGTAGGGTCAGGCTCATCTGACTGTCGACCTCCTTCTGGGGTCTCTCTTGCATGTGCGCGCGGCCCAGAGGGCCAGCGCCGCGGATTCGACGGGTGCGGACTCCGCGAGCGGCGTGTCGCCGAACCCGTAGGCACCGTTGGTGCCGATGCGGCGCCTGGTGGTCTTGGTGGCGGACTCGTCCAGGGCGGGCGATTCTATGTGCGTGATTTCTGCGTTGGCCACCGCGTCGACGAGCGTCTGGACGGAGGCTATGGCCTGGGAGGTGGTGCATACGTGGACGCAGCGGCGCGGCATCCCGCCCGCTTCGAGACGCTGGGCCATGGGGTCGGCGCCGTTGCGGCCGTCGAGCGCGATCTCCGCGATTCCGTCGCGGCGCGCCACGAGCCTGGCGGCCACCTGCGGCGCGTCGGTGTTCGCGTAGACGCCGACGAGCTCCACGTGGGCGGGGCCTGCGGCGGGCACCAGGGCCACGGAGAGGGCGAAGGAGCGGCCGTCGGGAGCGAACTTGACCCCGTAGGCCGTCTTGCCGTTCTCGGGCACGGATTCGGGCTCTATTTCGAGCGCGGCCCACGCCTCGGAGTCGATGACGGGGACGATGTTCAGCTTGCCCGTCTCGCTCCACCAGCCGAGCCGCTCGCGGGCGAAGCCGTCGGGGCTCATCGAGCGGCACTCGTCCGCGCAGAAGTCCTCTTCCAGGCGGTATCCGAGCGCGGGGTTTGCTTCGTACCAGCGGTCGCGGTCGGTCACGTCGCCTATCCTGTCGACGCTCCACTCCTGCCAGCAGTCGTGGCGTATGTCGTTCGCTTCGAGGTCGGCGATGGCGGCGTCGCGCTTGCGTGCGAGCACCGTTCCAGGCGACGACGGCGAAGGAGGCGTGCCCGTGTAGATGAACTGGCGGTTTCCCAGAGGGGCCGCGGCGAGCGTCGGCAGTATGGCTTCCAGCTGCTCGTCGGTGAGTTCCTGCGCCTCGTCGAACACGACCACGTCGACGGTGAAGCCGCGCGCCGCGCCTCTGGAGCGCGCGCTGAACTCGATGGAGCCGCCGTTTTCGAGGACGATGGCCTCCTGCCCGTTGGCGCGGCGTATGTACTTCACCATGTCCGCGAGCTCCGGATAAAGGCGCTCGTTGCTGAAGAAGCCCGCGAGACGCTCGAACGCCTTGCGGGCCGTCTTGACCTCGTGGGCCGTGTGGAGGATCTTCTCGCCTATGACCGCCGAGCCGTACAGCTCGCGGACTTCGAGAAGGGCGTTCTTGCCGTTCTGGCGCGGCACTGAGAGCCCGCAGGACGTGGCCGTGAACCTGTCGGCCGCGTCGCGGCCAAGCCACGCGTCGATGACCCTGTCCTGCCACGGGTCGAGCTTGTAGCCGTATGCCTGGCACAGCGCGCTCGCGTCGGGGCCGTCGGTCGCCACGTAGGCGGGGACGACCTCAATCCTCGGCTCCTGCCGCCCTCTTCTTGCGGCGTGACTGGATGAGTGCAAGGGGCGTGACCTCCGCTTCCTTCTTCTGGGGCGCGGGCTGTGCCGCCCCCAGCTGCTTCTGGAGGGCGCGTATCTCGGCGCTGGCCTTCTTGAGCGTAGACATCTGCGGGCGCTCGCGCTCCTCGCCCTGGTCGGTGACGAGCGAGGTCGACATGCCCTCCGCGACGAGCTCGTCGACGGCCTTCTCGGCGATCGCGAGCCACGTGCAGAGCATGGCGAGGGCTGGGCCCTGGGAGTCGTCGTAGGCGCCTGCGGACACGAGACCGTCCCAGATTTCCGAGAGCCTCTCGTCGGAGGCTACGGAGCGCGGTTTGCGCATTGCCCTACCTGCGCTTTCCTTTTTCCTTTGGTGAAAAACGACCCTCGGAGGGATTTCGGCGCAATGCCGCCGAGACCGCCGAGGGCGGGCGGGAGCC